CATCCCTTGAAGTTACTGCACTTAATGGGAGTGTGAACTCCCTGATCCCGTCCTTTGGTAAGTGTAATCGCATTACCACCGATTCACCAAGTTCAGGGTCTACAATCCTTTGTACAACGTATAGGTCATTGTGATATATACATTTCTCATCAACATCTCCATCATTGTTAGAGAACCTAATATAAATCCCCCCATTCTCCCCCCTAAAATAGGGGTGGGGATATTCTGGTATATCTTTGTAACTGGCTTCAGCCCTCTTGTATCTGTTCCCCAATACAATAGGGGACTTTACTTCCCCCCAATTAGGGCACTTAGGGCAGATGTCTGGGGTAAATTCATCAAACTTGGCACAAGTATACGGCCCTTTTATAGGCCCGAACTTTGTATTTGTAGCTTCTTCATCATATTCAGGGTGCTTTTTAGACAGTAGATGGGCAGCTTTCTCCCCATCTGCACAGAACCTTGCAATGGACAGCCCCGCTCTCCACATAGGTTCACTGGTATTCTCTTGGTTTGTAACAATAAGTTTTAGCTGTTCGCACCCATGCCCTGCTTTAGTCCTCTTCAATATGTCAAAGAAAGAAGCTTCCCTGTTGCCAAGTAGTGCTTCCATAACTGCATTACTACCAGCAGGTGCGGCCTTGGTGGATGGTAGCGTAGTGCTGATGCCCTTGGTAGGGGGGAGCACAGTGTCGATACCTAGTAGCTTCGCAAAGTTATCAAAGTCTAAGAGCTTTATACCCTCATCTTTCAACCGGAATACTTTGTGAGGGGGGTCTGATTTGTAGTTATGTGTAGTAGGTACACGCAGAACTCTGGCTATATCCGAGGTCACAGCGGGGTCAGCATACAGCTTGTACTTAGCACACAGAGATTTAAGTTTCTCTGCTACAGGCACCCAATCATCAGGTGGAATGTTATCTGACAAAGGCCAATAGCAATGTATGCCCCTACCAGAATCTACACATAGGGGTTTGGGTAATCTTACTGTCGTACAAAAACTCTTTAGGGCGATTAACGCTGCTTTCTTTGTTGGGTAATCTTTACTAGGCCCACAATCCAAATCAAGAAAGAAACTACGTAAATGTTTAACGTTGTCGGATTTACGTGACCCGCGTTCATTAAACGCTGCTAGTCCAAAATAAACGTCATATCCTAAATCGTCTAAGTCATGCGCTTCCTCTATAAGTACATTTATATCTTCATAAAACCTTTGTGTTCTCTTAGAGGTAGTTGAGTTGGAAGCGAAGAGACAGTAATACCCTGCGGTTCCTAGTACCGCACGTAAAAAATTATTGGTATCCATGTTCTATCCAAAATAGAGTGCTACGACTAGGAACTTCCTAACCGTAGCGAACTTTAGAGAGTATTAATCGTCACCCCATTCATCAATGATAGCGTCTAAGTCGTCGTCATCATCTTTGACTTTAGGAGAAGGCTTCTTCTTCGTTGCAACCTTTTTAGGTTCTTCAGGTTCCCCCCATTCATCGTTGTCATCATCAGAGTCTTCCTCTATAGAGATCTCATCAGTAACAATTTTTAGTGAAATTGGAGGATCTTCCTGCCCCTCCGCCTTTGTAAAAGGACTAGCATCCTCATGTACATATCCTTCTTCTTTCTCAAAAGGGCTGGTCATACTGGTAGCGGCTAATTTAATAACTTGTACAGCATTCAGGCGCAAGCTAGTACCATTACCTAGTTTCCCCGCATAAGGGGTAAATGTAACCATAACATTGATGATGCTTCCAGTGGTCAGTTGGAAATCACTTGCTAATAGATTTTGGTCGGCATCAAACTGGCGTGGGGGCTTGGTTGCCACCCCGTTATAGGCAGCTTTAATACGGGCTTTTACCTCGAATACAGCGTCCTTTTCTTCGATACTACCTTCTATAACTTTGAAGTTATCCTGAAACTTAGGCCACTTTTTCTCTTTCTTTTCTTGGTAAGCCTCTGCCATAGCCTTCCTTAAAGGAAGAGCCTTCTTGTAAGGTATCTTTAAGTTAACGATGTATTCAGCGCCATCACCATCGAAAGTGCAAGGCACACTTCGGTTCTCTTTGTCTGACCACTGATATGGTTTGTCAATCTTGGGGTAGAGTGCTTCCACTCCTTTTACTAAATAGTTCATTGCTATTCTCCAATTAAGTACTTATGGTAAACCCTTCTGTTTTCTCAAACGGACAGGGGGTTTCTTGTACGCCAGAAAAATCCAACGTAATCGCTTTGATGGTATCAGGGTGATCAATTATCTCCTTCACAACATCTAATTCAGTTTCTTCCAAAGGTCTTACAGGGGTAAAAAATATCTTTGGTACTAGATTGTCCTCATCAAAGTACATTTTTGTAAATATACTTACTGAGGGGGTATTATTTTTATTCAGAAATCTAGCATATTCCTGTAGTGGCATATGACTGCCAACTGTTCTCCCAAAAATACTATTCGCAGGTACATGCAGTTGGTAAACATCGTATAGATTGTCTTCCATTGCTACAGCAAGTTTCTGTGAATATCTACATGCCCTACCACCGCCGGACGCACTGCCACGTATGTCATGTCTGCAATCTATGCAGCGGGGGGCTTGTTTATCTTCTACCTGTGGGTCTGGCTGATTAGTATCTGAAGACCAGCACACAGGTTTTTGAAGTACATTTGGGTCATATTTCTGTGCGTAATACATTCTTTGCACAGGTGCAGCATTCACAATTACACATTCAAGATGGTCATATTCATTAGCCCCAAGCTTAAATTTTTTATTGTGAAGCCTAATTCTGTTCATTAATAGTCATCGTCCAGATGAAGAGTATTGATGGTGCTGCTGTACGTTTCATCGGACTTAATTAAATCAATCCAGTGTTCGTCTTCTTTATCTTTTTCTTTATCCTTACGAAGGCTACTTTCGATTTCATCTAATTTAAAACGGTAGGTGTTACCCGCTTTGATATAGCTGTCTCGTGGAATAAATCCTTTCTTAATCCAACTTCTTACCGTTGATATACTGACAGAGAATTTATCTGCTACAGATTCGATAGGTACATATTCTTGATTCATTGTTGTCCTCGCGGTTTTTGAACTGTGATTGTGTATACCGCGTCTGACTGTAAGCCTTCAGGAATAAGCTCTTTGTTCCCATCTTGATTTAAAAACTCTTCAAGATTGTTTTGGCTTATCCGCTTTTGTAACACTTGAGGAATCTCATGTTTAAGCACAAACGTATGGAACTTATCCCAATCGTTACACCAATAACTGACTTTTTTCTTACGATAAAAGGTGCCCTCTTCAGTTTTTACAGAGGTGACACCATTGAAGGCGCAATGTTCCAGTAGAAATTGCTCAATGGCTCCCTGTTTTTCCTTGAGGGCCGATTCTTCCTTGTCGAAAGCGGCTTTATTTTCAGAACGCTTATCACGTAGAGCGCGGTACGCCTTAACGAGCTTAGGTAAGCTCGGTTGGGTATTGCTCATATTTTTCTCCTCGCACCAGCTAAACTGGGATTGCGACTATAGTACGCATTCTTATGCTAGTCAAGCAGATCTTTGTATAAATCTATAATTCTTGTGTGAATGTTTATTCTATTGTCGAGTAGTGAGTATATACGCTTCTCTACGGCAGAACTTTGTAGTTGTACAACTGTACACTTATGGTCTTGCCCTGTTCTATGTACCCTAGCGTTAGCTTGCAGGTAGGTCTCTAATGAGCTAGTTGGCCCCCACCAGACTACTGTGTTCGCCGCTGTGAGGGTAACTCCGTGTGCTGCTGCTCGGGGCTGTATAACCAGAATTTTCGGGTCGGGCATCGTTTGAAAGCGTTTAAATATCTCTGTGCGCTTATGTGCGGGAACGTCCCCACGTATTATTTCAGTACTAATACCATCCTTACCCAGCTTATCTACAAGTATGTTAATTATGTGTTTAAACGGTACAAAAATGAGAACTTTCTTACTTGACTCATCAATCACTTCCCTCAGAACTTTGTACCTGTGCTTGATATCGAACTCTAATGCTTCGCCGTTATCTGTGTATACAGCCCCGCCAGATATCTGTAGTAATTTATTCATATTCACCGCAGCATTAGGAGCAGTAATTTGTTCTCCTGCGGCTTGGATAACCATTTTTTCTTTTAGCTGTTTGTAATATTTTTTCTGCTGGCGGGTCATTTCAACCTCCCGCTTGGTGTACACCATCTCAGGGAGGTCTAAACATTCCTCTTTAGTAAACCTGATAGCGGGTTGTAGCGCGTTAAATACTGTTCGGATGGCATCTTCTTTTGGCACCCACTTGAACTGCGTAACCTTTATCATTACCTTGTCCCGAAACGCACTAAAGAATCTGGGGACAGCATCAGGGTTTATTAATTTCGCCAGTCCGTATGCATCTAGTGGGGACTGTGCTGCAGGGGTACCTGTCATCATCCAGAGCCAAGTTTTTGGGGTGAGCAACTTGCTAAGTACTTTCCATCTTCTGGTCTGTGCATTTTTATAATGGGTTGCTTCATCAGCTATGATTAAATCAAACCCCCCATTGGCTATTTCATTAGCGACTATTTCTAAGCCGTCGTAGTTTATGATCACGTACTCTGCACCCTGCGCTATAATCTTTTTGCGCTTAGTAGCAGAGCCGTATGCCACATCAACGGTACGGTGCATAGCAAAAGTAAATAAGTCTGCTCTCCATGCACTATCCATAATAGATAGCGGGCAGATAACTAGCACTCTATTGATGTACCCTTTATCAAGTAGGTAGTCACTCGCCCATATGGCAGATGCGGTCTTACCTGTACCCTGTTCATTAAAACAAAAAGCCCGTTTATATAACGTAAGAAATCCAGCGGTAGTCTTCTGATGTTCAAACGGTTTGTATTGCCCGCTCCATTTATACTGAGACTCTATTGGAGAAGGTACATCTATATCTAAGTTTTTAAGAACATGAACTTCATCCAACCCCCAGTTAACAAGCACCTTGTTGCTACGAAGTTTCTTACTCTTCGGGATTATATCTGTAACTCTTTTTGGGTCACGTAGATTTAGTATTACAGCTTTGTCTTTTACGATTTGCATTTAGGCGGCTTCAACTTCCGTATGTATATAATATACGTAGGGGTCTTTTGTGGGTTTGCCAAAAGTAGGTATTGTTAAGTCTTCCAATACTTGTACCTCTTTTGCTTTTTTTGCGTACCCCCCAAAAAATAGTTTTGGATTAGCATCCTTATCTAAATCGGATTCTTTTATTCGTACAGTGAGGTTATCCATATAAAATTCTGTAGCCCCACGCAAATGAGTCTTCACTGTGCTAAAACTTCGTTTACGTAGAACAAAATACTCAAATTTTTGCCATAAGGTTTTTGGCTTCTGTTCCCTGTAATGTGATTTAACAAAATGAGCTATGGGGGAAAGCCTACCTGTCGGGGTAGGTTTTTTATTCTCTCTATCATGGAACAATTTTTTAGCAACATCTAGTTGGAAAGAAAAACGTACCTGCCCTTTATACCCTTCTTGTTTAGAGAACTGTATCTCCCACCCATAGGCCATGTTGCTGTACATATTAAATATTGCTACAACGTTATCAATTAAATTCCAAATATGGTACGTGGGGTCATTTTCGTGTAAATAGTTTTCTGTGTTACGGTATACTTCACCGTAATCAAGCACATGGTGGGTAGGGACTCTGTGTTGATCTTTCCCTTTCCCCAGATAACTTACAGATTCAGAAATGAATTTAGCCGGAGTTACTACTCCATGTTCATCTATGTTAACTACATATTCGTTTCCGCAAGCATAAGAATCTTTATAGCTCCCATAGCATGTGAGTACGTAAAACCAGCCGTTCCCTTGTGGTAGTACACCGGGAGGACGTTTTGCACAACGCATTATTACGTACAAGGTTAGAACTTTGTCTTCGTCGGGTGCGCGAAATGCGACCATTGCAAATTTAGGAGGTTCTGTACCATAAACAATATTCACCTTCTCCCCATCGAGTGTTACCGTACTACCCTCAGTACACAGTGGACACACTGGCCCGGGCGCAAACATCATTCTTCTAAGCTCTATCGCATCTCTTTTACTAAATGCTTTGTTAGGCTTCATCTTTTTTACAGCCTTAGTTGTTACATTTAGTATTGCTTCAGCCTCTTCCTTCATCGCTTCTATGTCATAAGTTTCTGGGATCGGGGTGTGCATATTTAGTTATCTCCTTTTCTTACGCAACGTATAAACGTGTTAGGTAACGGGGGGTCTTGACATACGCCCACCCCCAGCGCGATTTTTACTACGTGAGGCGAGTCTCAGCCCGTCTTTATTCTTACCCCCTTTACTGATTGGTTTGGCATGGCTTATGTCCTTGCCAGTGCGGTTAATACCCTTCTTGTCATAGGCGCGTCTGGCGCGTTGCCGCTCCATTCTGCCTTCATGCTCGCCTCTTGCCTTTTGCTGTTGGTACTCTTTTTTGTAGGGTCTGGGCTTGTTCTTGTAAGGCATTAGTTCCTCCCGTTATGTACACACTCAAGCACTGCACAATGGTTCCTGCATAAGCCACTGGGATTTGCATTCCAGACATCTGCTTCAAACGCAGTTTTCATTTGTTCAAACTTACCCATCCATTTGTCCCAAAGAAACGTCTGGTCTCCCTGCGAGTACTGTTCTTTGACTAATTCAGTACACACTACAAACAACAACCCCGCTTTTATTTGTTCTACCACGGGGAAATGTTTGAACACAGCAAGGGCCATTAACTCTAGCTGCCCTTTATCTGCGTACCGTGCAGACTTACCCGTCTTGTAATCAACTACCCAAGCTCGATGCTTTTCGGTATCTAATATGATTAGATCAGCGATACCTCTCCACCAGACATCCTCTGCAAAGAAGTCACAGGGTTCCAATTCTTCGGTAAGCCCCATTTTAAACTCACATAGTTTCTCACCTTCGATAGCCAGCAAAGAATCTAAGCCAGCATGTACGTATTCAAATTCAGGGGGGAGTGGGGTCTTATCTCGCACGTACTTCTCTGCTGCCTTGTGCATCGAAGTTCCGTAACGCATAGCTTCTGTTTCTTTATCTTCGTACTCCTTGAGTACTTTCATATGGTAGAACTGTTTAGGGCATTGCTCGAATGCCTTAGCTTTACTGTAAGACCAAGGAACAATACTCATGCAGGTTTACCCATGTCTGAAAGTTGCTCAAAACTATACGGTGCAGCGATCCTTTCTCCTTCATACCCAGAACGGCCCTGATATTCGGGATCTAGGGCGTGGATGTATAAACTCTCTAACACATCCAGCTTATCTTTTGGGCACGATATATAGGTGTAAGCGTCAAAATCTTTGGTCTTAGCATGATCTGACAGTCGAGTGCCTATTTGTACAGACTGCCCAACGTAGACCACACGCCCAGACGCTATTAAGAAATAAACACCACACTGGTTTTCATAAGGGACAGACTGCGCCACAATCTCACTGGCATACACCATTGCTTTACCCGTTAGCGCCTCACTAAGCACACTGCTATCAAGCGTGTGAGTCACCGCTGATTTTAATGTCTCTAGTTCCTTCACTTCCTGCTCTAACGCTATGCAGGTTCGCTTTAACTCAACTATATTCTGTCTTTCAAGCGCCACTCCTGCTGGTTTTACCTCCAAACATTCAGCTCTGGCACGGGCGATTACATCCAAGGCTCTGTAGCACTTACTCCCATTATGAACGCGATGCTTTATCGGAGACCCTAATTTTTCTACCTTGGCTATATAGCTTGCAGCTTGCAAACCGCCTACCTTAAACCATTTGTTTATCGTGCCAGTAGTCACCCATGAACGCCTATGTTCTTTTGGTATCCCAGAAGGCCACTTACTCCCACTCATTCTTCTTCCTGTTCTCGCGGATCAACCCATGCAGATACTACCTTGTAATCTATATCTTGTTTATCGAGTTCATCTCGCAATTCCTTAAACTCTATATCGGCGCGATCTGAGATCACTAATGTGTAGATCAAATCTGGATTCGAGTGCATAGTCTCCCACTCTTCAAGAAACTTTGCATGGCGTTCTGCTTCTTCGTCAAGCGCTTTATTTTTCCTCTGCAGCCAGACATACATGTCAATTATGTTACTCATTCGCATTCTCCGTAATTAGTACCTATACCGGATTCACAATCCAGTGGTAACCCTTCAGCCCAATCGGGTATCCATCGCATACTTTCTTCAATAGACAACTGTGCCTCCGAAACCTCTGCGTCGGGTACGCAACATACTATCGAGTCGTGAACGGTCAATACAACCTTGTATCGCTTAGGTATTTTTAGCATCTGCTCCGCAATAATACAACGTGCAATTGCTTGGCATACGTTCTCTACTACTTTACCGCCGTAGATCTTTTTCCTACCTTCACGGGTGTGGTAAGTAAATTGCGGCCCTCGCTCTTCTTGTTCAAATTGTAGATCGGCGTAACGTAAGTACAAACCAGAAGGTAGTCTGATAGCCGACTGCTCTGGTACTACAGTGAGTACTCCATCTAATCCTAGAGGAGCCGAATCCATGTTGTGTATGCACTTCAATACGTTCTGTGCTTCACGCCACAGATGACCAATCTTCCAGTTACTATTCCTGTACACCTGTATCACACGCCTTGCTTCGTTAAGCTCTATATCGAGTCCAGAAACAGCAAGTTGATCTTGGAATCGCACCGCCCCCATGCCGTATCCCGCACCCAGTATAGTCGTCTTACCCACAAACCTTTGGTCTTTAGTAACCTCTGTTTCGGGAATGTTATATATCTGAGAAGCCATATTCTTATAGACATCTTCCCCCTTGGTAAATGCTTCAGTCAGGTCATCCTGCCCCGCCAACCATGCAAGCACCCGCGCCTCGATTTGAGAAGAGTCAGCATCAACCAGCTTGTATCCTGCTGGGGCAATAATACTGTTCTTGAGTTTCTTCCCGTTTACTCCCCTGTTAGGTAGATTTTGTAGGTTTATCTTGTCCATACCACCCCACCTACCCGTATGTGCAGCGTAATATCTTATCGGTACAGGTAACGTACCCCGTTTAGCTATGTCTATAAACCGCTGGGTTCGTGTTTCCTCTAAGGTACTTTTATTGCCTAGTCGCGCTGCTACAAGTGTTTGTACAGCTATGTCCTCATGCTCTTCCAAAGCTTTGAAACCTTCGTCGGTCTTCGCAAAAGCAAACGTTTCTTTATCTGTAGTGAGACTTATCTTCAGGGGGGGTGTTACCCCTAACCCTTTAAGCAACTCCGCAAATTTGGGATTGCTCATTAGGTCTTCTTTTGTAACCCCGGCCTCTTCAAGCAGTTTGTCCTTTCTGTCTTTGGTGTTTATTAAATGATCTTCTAACAACCCAAGATCCAAATCCAAGATAGCATCAATGAACATACGTAGTGTCATGTCGATTACCCTAAGTTCCTGCTTAGGAAAGTTTTTAACAAGTTTCTTGAACAACTTGTGTGTTAGTTCTACATCGTTGACACAGTAGTCGCCGTACCGACTTAACTCTTCGGGACTAAAGTCTTCTCGACGTTTACCTTTAGCCGCTATGACTTCAGTACCTTTATTACCTACCCCATAACGATCAGCCGTAGCCTTGAGAGAGTGACTCACTTCAACGCCACAATCTGCTCTGCTCATGCACATGGTATCAGCCCACATCTTTGGCTCTATATCGAACTTCCAATTCATAATAGCGCCGTCAAACATCGTGTTGTGAGCTACGATCATTGAGTTAGCCCAATCAAACTCCTGTAAGTACTCTTTTATCTGTTCTTCTGTACCGCTGGCCCATTCAGTAGCCCCGTTATTTACCTTCACCGCTACGCCAATGACTTCGAACTGCCGACTACGTATGTACTCTTCAGTAGTTAGCTTTGACAGTGAAAAGTCTTGACTGTAGTAGGTTTCAAAATCAACCGTTATCAAATCCATTTAGTTCCTCCGTTGTCTGTCGCGGATGATAATAAATACTCCACCAAGAATGATTATTGCCATAGTTCCGCAGATCACTGACAGTAGATGAATAATCGCAGGGTCAGTCATATGTCCTTATTCTCCTAAACCTAAGTCAAGTTGCACCCCGAACTCACCAGTAACTAACTCTGTTACCCGATGTACATTTTTCTCATCAATGACGAGAGCAATGCCACCTGCTTTGGTAATTTCAGTTAGGTTATATTGTTGTAGGGGGGTTGGTTTATTGCCTTTGGCTTTGCACTCGATGCCAAAGAACTTACTGCCGTAGCACCCAACAATGTCAGGTACGCCAGATTTCCCATAACCGTGTGTCATGGGGTAAAAATAATACGCTCCAAGCTTCTTTAACTGATCAACTACTTTCTTCTTCACTTTCGCTTCGGGTGTCATCTAAGTCCTCCCCTTTTAATTGTGATGTTACACGCAAGATATCTTCCAGAAGGTATCTATCCTCTGGGTTATCTGTATCTAGGTCTATGTTAATTCTTATTTTCATTGGCTAAACTCCTTATTCGCTCCGCATAAGACGAGAGTGAGGGTGAGCATTCTTTTTTTGTATGGGTATATAGTATTCACCCCTTTTCGGTTTAGAAGGGGGGCGGGGGGTAGGTTTCGCGCTGTCATTGAGAACGATCATACGCTGATTGTTTCGATAGACTATCGTGTAATATTCTATGTAGTCGCTCATTGGCTACTCTCCGTTTATATCGCTGGCAATATCCCGCTTCAATCTTGCGGTTGTGGGGCGATCATATTTATCGGTTAGCCGAAGGTCGGCTACCCTGCATTTCGTAGAGTGCAGAGTTTCTTTTTTATCGGTGAAGGGGATAGTCCCCAACGCTTCATCGGTGTAGGTTTGCGTTGTACGCATATCGTTCTCCTCTCTTCAAAGGCTCGATGCTAATCTTCTCGTGAGAATCTCTGGTAACTGGTCTCGGGATAGCCCACAGGATAGTCGGGATAGCCCGCAGGATAGCCGGGATAGACCACGGGATAGTCGGGATAGCAGAAAATACTTCGGGATAGACCACGGGATAGTCGGGATAGACCACGGGATAGTCGGGATAGGTTCATAATTTAATCCTCTTTATCTAAAAGGCTGGATAGATTTCTTACCTGGAACATAGTTTTTAGAAAATGTACAGATGCGACGTGGGGCCTCATGGTGGTCAGTCTCGTTGACCCCTGAAGAGAGGGAACCCCACGCCGCTGTCGAAGCTGTACCTCCGTTATGAATATCCCTCTCTACCCATGAATGATTTACTCTGTAAGTTACAGAGCGATTAAGTCTCTTTTATGTCATATACCCAATAGGTAGATTCATCAATTACACAACCCACATTATCAATATCTTCAGGTATGTAACCGACAGTACCAATCGAGCCTGACACTATTACATTTAACACAGCTAACTTACGTTGTATCCAGTCCGGTAGCTGATCTTGTGTTTTATAACACAAACGGATCGCGGGGGAAAGACTTTTACGCATTTTTGTTACTTCGACCTGTTCTCTATCTTTGTCGAAGCAAACGCGGTATGTTGTGTACATATCTAGCAAGGTGCGTATGTCCATCGGGAAACTGAAACTAAGATTAGCATACGTATCCCGCCAAGGATAGAGTTCCCGTGCGTAGTGCGCCCAGTGAAGATTATAATGTTTCTCTTCCTTGAGTCTGTTACTACCAGCGGGCATCGTCCACCCGTCAGGGGCATACGTAAAATGTACATCTTCACCAAAAGGTTGAGTGGGGGGGCACCCCACTCGTAACTCACGCCCCAATTTATATTGTGACATAATAGAGATGCCCCTTGAGTGCTGTCCAACCAATGCCAAGGATAAACTCAATCAACGATTGCTTTGTATCCGCATGGGTCATGTCCAACACACCAAGTTTTCTGGCTATGTCCCTCGGCAATTCATCCCTTGCATAGGTTTGGGCGGGCTGCATAGTTACGTCTGCATCACCACGGCCCCCATTGCCTTTAAATCTATCCTTACCTAAACTCAATAAGGTGACCTCGAAACCATGTTCGGTAGTACGTACCTGACACATACCCGTACTGATATTTTGGAGAAGCTCATCGCTCTCTATCACAGTATCTATGTACTTATTTAGCTTGTTCGCCAATACGTCCGAGAATTTATACGGTTGTACATCAAGCAACTTTGAATGACGGTGCGCTGCGAGTAGATCGTTAAAAAATACGTTATCGTTTAGAGTGATTGTATTCCGAGCGCGGTTGACTTTCTCTCGTTGTTCGGCAACCTCTCCCGCATATGCGTCATCCATATCCCCACCCGCCCGTAGAAAATAGCTGCTTGCAGTATGGGGGCGTATGTATTTCATATTATCAACGGCCTTTGCAATATGCTGACTACTTTTCATGTATAGCTGTGACCCATAATGGTACCTTCGGTTATGGATATAGGGTGACCAGACAGTGTACGTGTTTGGATCTTCTTTTGTACTTTCATCGGTATAGGCACCGTATCCGATAGCCCCTAACGTATAACAGTGTTCTGGCATGTACACATATACAGTACCTTGAAGGTACGTACCTCGCACACCAAATGAAAAGTAGGGGTACTTTTTTTGTGCCACCGCGATAAAAGATTGTATATGCTTTACGCTTTCTGGATATGTACCTCCGTATGGGCCGTCTCTTACGTCTAACGATTCAATATCTGTGACATCCATAGTAGGTATAACATATGAGTCGCTACGGAATCTTTTATCCCAATAAATATCTATCTTCATAATATATTCTCCAAAATATATACTCTGTAAATTACAGACTGTTTTCACAGTCTAGGTTCCCATAGAATTATGGGGTTACCTTGTACCTACTTGCTCCATTACAGACGGCCTGGTAAACCTCATCGACATAGCGATTACGGATATCAGGATGAGCCGCTTCAAAATCCTTAAGTGCGGCGATATTGGCCTGGGTAGAAGCGACGAAATAAGACGTAATCAAATTCAGATAATTGGTAAGTTCGTTGGTCATTTTTGAAATCTCCTAGTAAATGGAATTACGTTTGTTGGTAGTGATTGCGGGTTAAGCGTGGCTAGATGCGCCTACTCTGTTTAACGAGTTCGAGGCAGTACTCTAGTGCCTCTGCTCGTTCGGGGGAAAACCCCAGCACTAGCTTACCTACCAAACTACAGACAGCATAGTAATTGTGAGACTGATCATCGTACACAATCTCAATATCACATCGTTTACCATTAATGTTTGTTCTTATCATTGCCATTCTTTATTCTCCACACGTACATATTTACCAATGGGCGGGATGTCTTGTTTGTTGTTTACTAAAACCCAAAGTACAGGATGATTCCACTTACTCCAGCCATCAATTAGATAACCGTCAGTCATAATGATCGAAGCTGTTGGCTTGATCTTGTGTTCTGACAGGTACTTAGTTACACAGTTAACATCTGTACCCCCACCACCTTCGGCGTGTCTAATGTCAACTTTCTCAACATCAGAACCTTCTACCATCTCGTACACCACGGTAGTATCCCAGAATAGAATATGTACCTTTATGGCTTTCACATCTTTACAGATACTTTTCAGTTCCGCTAAGAAGTACGGCAGGAACAACCAACAACTACCAGAGGTATCCATATCAATACATAACTCCGGTATAGTTTCAGACACAGGTGATGGCAGGTATATATTGGAACCGATAAACCTGCGGTTAGGCTTGGCATATGTACCATAATCCTTACCCGCGCATCGGGCCTGCACGAAGTCCCGGGTTATCTTTTTCCAATCGAGTTTAGGCTTCATCAGTTGCTTAATCTCTTCCGACAGCGAGCCACCTTGTTGCCCTGCGAGGATGGAACCTTGGCGAATAGCAGTTTCTATTTCCTCCTCTAGCTCTTCTGCTTCTTCATCCGTCAGTTCTGTGGCACCTTCCCAATCATGTACATCCAGAGTTTCCCCCGAACCTGACCCGGGGCGACACTTACTTCCTTCTTCTTCTTCTTCGCCTTCTTCACCTTCTTCACCTTCTTCACCTTCTTCACCTTCACCAAGGCCGCACCTTCTACCTTCTTCTTCTTCTTCTTCTTTGAGGGTGTCGAATACTTGCTTGGTGTCCATGCCAGCGAAGCGTTTGTCGAGTAACCCCCCAGCGGGCATCACAGCGAACCCGTCAGCATTCTCATCAGTGATCTGTAAGTTGATCACGTAATCACAGGACATGTTAGCCAGTTGCGGGTTCTCATCATGCAACCCCCTCCACGTTCTAAGGTGCCTGTACATCTTATGGAAGTTTTCGTGCAGGATAAGAAACCGTAGTTCAGCATCGGTAAGACTTGCGATAAACGCTCGCCCGTAGAGGGTGTTCTTGCCATCAGTACAT